CTATTGAATCTGGAGGATTCCCTTAATGGCTTTTACCGAACGACACGAACACAAAATTGAAATTATCCCTCCCTACAATATCCTTCAATGCCGTCGTGCTGACATCGTTGAAAAGGATGGTAAAGAGGTGGGTCGTACTTACCACCGCCACGTTAAGACTCCTGGTAGTGATATGACTGGTGAGTGCGCTGAAATGCAGGCTGTTGCAAACGCACTATGGACTCCTGAAATCATTGATGCTTACCAAACAATGATTGTTAGTCAGAACGAAGATCTATTAAGCTGAAGATAAAGATAATTCATTTAGAATAGATTTATCTAAAGCGATCAAACAGTGCCATACATCGGAAGACAACTGGCACGGGGACAGAACCGTGAGATTGATGATGTTTCAGGTTCTTTTAACGGCATCCTTACTTCATTTAACTTACAAGTTAATGGTGAGGATGTTTACCCTGCCAGTACAAATCAACTGTGGGTATCTCTTGGCGGTGTAATTCAGAATCCAAGTACTGATTATACTGTTTCAAGCGCACAAATTACATTTACAACAGCACCTACATCAGGACTGGATTTCTTTGCAGTGATGCAAGGAGATGCAGTTGATATTAATACACCAGCTGATGGAAGTGTTACATCAGCAAAGTTAGCATCAGATTTTACTGGTGCTACGGGTGGTTCAGGGAACCATGTGTTCCTTTTAAATGAACAGAATGTAACTACAGATTATACGATTCCAGCAAATCGTAATGCAATGAGTGCTGGACCTATTACAATTGATGCAGGAGTCACTGTGACGATTCCTGCTACATCAACATGGGTCGTTGTTTGAGGTAAGTTATGTCATTAACATTAGATGGTGGTACAGGCAACATTACAGGGTTGAATGTAGAAGCGGGTAACTTACCTGCTGGAAGTATCTTGCAGGTTGTTCAGACAGTTAAAACTGATGCCTACAGTAGACAAGGCACTCTCTCCGATTTTGCTGATATTACTGGGCTAACCGTAAACATTACGCCTACTTCTTCTACAAGTAAGATTTATCTTACTGGTGGTATTACATGTAGTTCTGCTAATGCTCAACGTTTTTTTCTAAGAATGACAAGGGATGGCTCAGTTGTTGATGCTTACCGAGCCCCAACCCAGGGTTCTAGAATCCGGGCATTTGCAGCTGAATTTGGTGGAGCTAGCGGTAACTCATTAAGACAATTGTGTGTAAATTTTTTAGATTCACCGGCAACAACTAGTCAGGTGACTTATCAAATTCAAGGTGCTGCAGAACAAGCGCAAATATTTTACTGTAACATTTCAGAATCAAACGCAGATAGCACCTCTGTTGCAAGAGGAGTATCTACTCTTACAGCTATTGAGGTAGCAGCATGAACCATAATGCTATTCGTAGGGTTTATCCAAATGCTGCAGTTATTGATGACAGTGCTGGAGTATTTGACTCTGACGGTAATCAAATAACTATCAACCAAACTCTTGTGGATTCAGCCGTCGCTGAACTTCAAGTTGAAAGCCAATGGTCTGAGCTACGTCAAGAGCGTAACCGCCTTCTTGCTGAAACCGACTGGGTTTCAATGAAAGCCCTTGATGCATCAATTGATGGTCTTGGTATTCAGCTTCCTCAAGTGTGGATGGATTATCGTCAAGCCTTACGGGATCTCCCTGCTAATACTGTTGATCCAGCTAATCCTGTTTGGCCTGTAAAACCTGAATGATAATGATTAGCACATTTAAAATAAACAACATGAAAGGAGTAGCAGCATGACACTGAGGTTAAATAGTACAGGTGGTGGCTACATCGAGATCGATGCACCGAATACTGCTAGTAATTTTAGTCTTACAGCTCCAATTGCAAACGGCACTTTAGATACGACTGGGCGTGCTGGAAATATTTTGCAAGTTGTTTCAAACCAAACAGCCACTGAGACAAGTATATCTAGTACTTCCTATCAAGATACAGGTGTATTTGAAAATATTACTTCAACACAAGCAAATTCCAAATTTCTGGTTCTTGCTAGCTTGCAGTATCGTGTTTTTAGAAATACAGCTGACACAGGTTCTAGCATAGAGCTTCAAAGAAATGAAAATGGTGGAAGTTTTTCGAGTCTAGTTACGGACGGCAACGATTACGCGCAGGGTTATTGCAGCAATATTGGTAGCAATTTGGAAATGTCTTATCGCTCACCTTTCCACTATCTGGATTCCCCCAGTGTAGCAAGCGGCACTGTATTAAGCTACAAAATTAGGGCAAGAGTAAGAACAAGCGGTAATAGTGTTGATTTTCAAGATGATAATTATTACGTGTCTTCTTTAACTATTTTGGAGATTGCAGCATGATTAAACTTTCTCAGGCAATTTTTTCGTTGCAACCTAGCGCAGAGTTTGTCATTAGTGGAGGTGTTATCAAATGGCTCAGCCCAGACATCACCCAGCCTACTGAAGCAGAAATCCAAGCCGAGCTAGAACGTCTGCAAGCTGAGCAACCTTGGAAAGAGTTACGCCAACAACGTAACCGCCTTATCGCGGAAACCGACTACCTGGCACTGTCTGACAGCACCTTGAGCGCTGAGATGGCTACTTACCGCCAAGCTTTGCGGGATCTTCCTGCAAACACTACTGATCCAGCCAACCCTGTTTGGCCTGTTAAACCCGGAGGTGATTCCTGATGTCAAAAATCAAAGTAAACCGAATTGAGAACACCTCCACAACTGATGGTGGCGTGTCGATTGATGTTGACGGTCACGTGACGATTGACGGTCAGCAGTTGCCTACTGCTGGTCCTCTTGGTAATCGCAATTTAATTATTAATGGGGCGATGCAGGTGGCGCAGAGGGGTGCAGGGCCATTTACCAATGCTTCTGGTGGATATCAAACAGTAGATAGATTTAAGTTATCTGGCACTATGGGCGGCAATTTTACTTTGGAGCAAGCATCCGATGCACCTAGTGGCTCTGGTTTTAATAAATCATTTAAGGCTTTAGCACCTACTGGATTTTCTTCTCCGACACCTACTGCTAGTGCAAAGATTGTTACTTCTATTGAAGGTCAAAACTTACAACAGTTATTAAAAGGGTCTTCCAGCGCTTTGCCTGTCACTCTTAGCTTCTGGGTAAAGTCTGTTGTTACTGGGACATATATCTTTGAGTTGGTTGATGACGACAGCAATCGCAGCATTTCAACAGCGTATTCTGTTTCTGCAAGTAACACCTGGGAAAAGAAAGTAATTACTATTGCTGGCGATACTTCAGGGGTTTTGGACAATGATGCAAACTCAAGCTTTTCTCTTGTTTGGTGGATCGGCGCAGGGTCTAACTTTACAAGTGGCACTCTTAGTACTTCTTGGGCATCTATGGTCACGGCAAACCGTGCAGCAGGACAAGTAAATGCGGTAGCTTCCAACAATGATGCCTTTTACATTACTGGCGTCCAGCTAGAAGTAGGTTCCAAAGCTACACCTTTTGAACATCGGAGCTATGGTGATGAGCTTGCTAGGTGTCAGCGCTACCTGCAATTAGTTAACTACAATACTGGCGGTGGTTATGCCGTAAACCATTGGGTTTTTAGAGATAGTGCTCACTACATCTTAGACTTTAAGCATAAAGTAGAAATGAGAGATGGGCCAACGCTTGTAGCAATCGGTTCTAATGGTTTAACCGGTTTAGACAATACTAAGTTTGCTCTATATAACTTAAACACGGGATCTAGCGTCCAAGTTTCAGGTTCAACCGGTAATTGGAGTATTACTCAAGCTACAACTGGAAGGTCAACTTTAAGATTTACTGGAACATCTTTGCAAGGTACTACCGGTAATATTGCTGGATGCGATACCATGCTTGCTAACACTTTGATTTTCGCAACTGCTGAATTATGAACTACAAACTTACTCCTGTATTTCGAGATGAACCTCAATCAGTATGGAAATTTGATGAAGATGGTGTCGCACGAATGTGTATCCCGCCTAACCCTGCTAACACCGACTACCAAGAATACCTTGAATGGCTAGCCGAAGGCAACGAACCACTACCCGCTGATGAACCAGCAGCAGAGTAAATCTTAATAGATTTATAATATCTAATACAAAAAATAACCATGTATTTCTTTTAACATAAGAAGTACGTGGTTATTTTAATGGATTCAATTAGTAAAGAATCTTGGAAGAAAATTAAAGATCACATGGAATCTGTTGGTAAAACAGATAACTTTTATTATAAAAGAGCAGTAGCTATTCTTCAGGGGAAGAAAGATCCTCTTGCTCAAACTCTTCAAAAGCCTGAAGAGCATCAGTAATTGCTTTAATGAAGTCTTTTTCAGTCCAGTTATTAAACTGAGATTCAAATTTATTTAATGGATCCCAGTCAATAACAAAGGATCCATCTTCATTTTCGTAGACATCCATAGTTTACTCCTTAGGTTTTCCTTCTGGCAGGATAGTATCGTAATCTCTGTATTGATTATCAGAGTTACGAATTGCTAATCCTTTAATCAACGGCTTACCATTCTTTGTGAATGAGAATATATCATTCAAGTTAAGTTGACTCTTACAACAATCTAACAACAAAGAGATAAAACGTTTCTGTCCAACTGGTTTTGAACCTGTTGCTTCGCAGTACTCACAGTAGCTTGGATAGAGATGGAAGTTACTGTTGTAGTAGCGTTGTGAGACTTCTTTATCAGTATTAGGAATTTTCTTACCAACAGAGACAACATTATCAAGGTCAATAACAACTTCTGATTGCATCCATTCAATCAAGTTATTACTATTAACCATAATATTGTTGCGTACTTTCTGTAAAGAAGGAGCAAGTTCATAGGTATCAAGTAAATAC